TTCCGATCTGTGCTACTTATTAGCGAGATTAGCTAGTAACTGCTGGTACCTTTGAAGAGTCGTTTTTCGACTGTTCGAACCACTCTCAAGAGGTAATCTTGGAAATAATCCAAGAGCCTCCGGTAAATCATTCATGTGAATGATTAAGTCCCACCGTTTAATAACGGTTTGACTGAATACCTTTTCTACTCTCTTGTCGAGAGTAGCGGCCAATTCTAGAAATGATTTCTCATTAATAGAATAACCGTGAGATGACTCGTAGGTCAAACTATGAGCTCGTCTCGATAGGTCCAATAAGGATCTAACACGACTTCGCTCTACGTCTTCTAAGAAACGTTCGGTTAATTCTGATCTAACTGAGAGGGGTAAACCCTCACTATTAAATCCGAGACCGATTGGCGTCAATAAGTTTTTGACAACATCAAAGACCTGTTGCTGCTTCTTTGTAAGAAGTGCGCGAGATCTGTAATTACCAAAGTTCTTTGCAATATCTAGAAAATTGTCATCACTGACTTTCTTCCATTTATAGCTTGGAACTACGTTGGTGCTAGTGATAACTTTTCCGGCAAACTCCGCTAAGGAGTGAGACGATAAAGATTTGTCACTAGAGTACGGACAATTGTTTCTCTTTAACCACATCTTGTAAGATTTGGCAAGAGAGTCATCGAGTATGATAACATCATCTCCGACAACGAAGAACTTATCCTCATGTTTATTACCATTCAAATGGAACAATAATAGGCCATGGGTAAGGGTAAACATTCCAAAACTTGGGTATAATCCTAAGGGCTGTCCTGTTTTCCATACAATGTCTCCGTGAGTGGATTTCCACTTACTTCGACTGATCTCTTCAACTAACTTAATGTCCAGTACATTTCCGAAAATTTCTACCAGGGCGTCCAACTGAATTCCTAAAGGAAAATAGTCAGTAGCTCCAGTTAAATCAACGGAATGAACCAACAAACCCTGATTAAGGGAGTGCTGCACGTGGGGTATAGCTTTTTCTTGCGAAAAAGTACAGTCCCAAGGCAGTTGCTCGACGAGATCATAAATCGCAGTTCCAAGAGGCCGCAAAGCCAATTGGTGAACACGGTAAGGTGAAGCTATTGCTCTCATCTTA